TGCGTTGGTGTCTTGGCTTCCATTGTCCTTGAGGAAACCAAAATGGCTGCGGTGATGGGGCTTTTGGGCGCTTCTCTGACCGCGTTAATTTCCATGATGAACGGTGTTGCTGGAACGAAAGATAAAGAAGAAAAGCCTGAGTTTAAGGTGATTGCTGACCTGATCCAAAGGCTAAACCAGAAAGAACCCATGCAGGTTAAGGTCGACGGTGATCAAGTCACTGTCGCAAAAGGTCAAGATACGGTAACAATGAAAAAGGAAAGCGAATGATCCCGATCCCTGCTCTCCTAACGATTGGCTCCAAGCTGATCGACAAGTTCTTCCCAGACGCGCAGGCTGCGGAAGCCGCCAAGCTGAAATTGCTGGAAATGCAGCAAAACGGTGAATTGGCCCAACTCAACGCAGATGTTACGGAGCAGCATGAGCTTACCGAAAGGCTCAAGGCAGACATGGGCAGTGATAGCTGGCTGTCCAAGAACATCAGGCCTATGACGCTTGTGTTTATCCTTGTCACATATACGGTCTTTGGGATGATGTCGGCCTGGGATATCGAAGTAAACAGTGACTATGTTGAATTGCTTGGACAGTGGGGCATGTTAATCATGTCGTTCTACTTCGGTGGCCGCACCCTTGAGAAGATTATGAATCTGAAGAAAGTCAAAGAATGACAACCCATCTCTCTGCAAACTTCACCCTGGAAGAACTGACGCGCTCCGAGGCGGCTGACCGCAACGGTTGGGACAACACACCCAACGAGCAGGAGATCGAGAACTTGAGGCGCCTGGCCGCGCTACTCCAGCAGGTCAAGTCTGCGGTGGGCGGCAAGCCGGTGATGATTAACTCTGGATTCCGGTCGAAGAAGGTCAATGACTCGGTGGGCAGTAAAGACACCAGCCAGCATCGACTAGGTTGCGCCGCGGACATCCGGGTGCCAGGGATGAAGCCACGTGAGGTGGTGGAAGCCTGTATCGCAGCCGGTGTGCCGTTCGATCAGATCATCCTTGAATTCGATTCGTGGACTCATATCTCGGTGCCGAACACAGCTGATGCCAAGCCTAGAGGCTCTAGGTTGATTATCGACAAACAGGGAACAAGACCGTATGCCTAAGTCAGTATCGTCTTGATTCCAAGACTTGTTAAACGCAGGAAAGACGAACGAGCTATGTATTTAAATGCTCGATATCATTGATATTTATCCCAAGAAATTACCGATAGGGAAAAATGGTTGATACCATTGAAGATCTATCAGAAGAAATTACCGGTAGGGAAATTTTGTCTGCCGAAGTTACGGATGATGGATTGCATATTAACTTATCGGATGGAAACATATTAATAATAGTTGGCGTTTTTAATGTTGGTTTGTTAAAGAATAAGGTCTCCTTTCAATGAGCTACAAATTCCCGCTTGTTGAAATTGTTTGGGATGATGCGGCCAGCGGTTCAGGCTGGAATGATTGTTCTGAAATTAAATTTGAGCCGCAGATCGTTCTGACTGTTGGTTTTTTAATTGCTGAGAATAAAAAGTATTTACTAATTGGGCACACTTATTCTGGCAATGACTTTATTGGTGATTTGCAAATCCCGAAAGGGATGATCATTTCCCGCAAAGTCTTAAAAAAGGTTGGAAAAGGAAAGATTAATGCCGCGTAAATGCACAGACGATCAATTTATCAAGGCTTGGAATTCCTGCCATTCTCCTGCAGAGGTTTCTAAAATATTAGGCATTGACGTTTCCAAAGTTCACTCTCGCAGGAGAGCTTTGGAAAAGCGTTATGACATTCGTCTAATAACTATTGATAAATTAGGCAGGTCAACTTGCGATCAGAGCATGTTTATTACCGCGGATCGCGTTGAAGTAAAGCTAAACATTAAAAACGGCGTTGTTCTGGTTGCTGGAGATCAGCACTACTGGCCCGATCACATTCCGGTAATGCACAAGGCTTACTGCCTTCTGTCAAAACAATTCAAGCCTTTCGCTCAGATCTGGAATGGTGATGCTTTTGACGGTGCGTCAATTTCTCGACACCCTTCTATCGGATGGGAAAACAAGCCTTCTGTTAAAGAAGAACTGGAAACAGTAAAGGATCGGTCTGACGAGATACTGAAGGCCTCTCCTAACTCCAAGCGTATCTGGTGCGCAGGAAACCATGACCTTCGCTTTGAGACTCGCATGGCTGCGGTGGCTCCGGAGTACAAAGGAGTATTCGGGATTCACCTAAAAGACCATCTCCCATCCTGGACTCCAGCTTGGTTTGTGAGTATTAACGAAGGGCAAGAATCTCACACTGAGATCAGGCATAGGGAAAACGGAGGCGTCCACGCCGGATACAACAACACCCTAAAATCCGGGGTTAATATAGTCACGGGCCACGACCATCGAGCTGAAGTCGTTTGTTATGACGACCGTCGGGGCCGGAGATATGGGGTTAGGCATGGCATGACTGCCGACTCATCCAGGGATGGGCCGTTTGTTAACTATCTTGAAGGCAGGAAAGTCAACTGGCAGTCAGCCATAGCCGTTTTAACTTATCGAAATGGGGTTTTACTACAACCTGAATTGGCGCTAAGATTTGATGATCAATCGTTCCAGTTCAGGGGCGAACTTATTAACGTCTAGCTACCGCGCCGCCCTCCTCCACGGCGATTTTCCCCGGTCTTGAGCCGGGGTTTTTTTGTCCTGACGGTTCGTTTCTTTGGAGGTTGTTTATCAATAGGCTTTTCATAAAAAAATGTGGTGCATAGCGCCACACACCCAAGCACAGCAACAAGAATCCAAAACAAATATTCGACTAAGTTCTCCATATAAACTCCTTCGGCTTAGTTACAGATTTTTCTTGCTTGCAGCAGTCACATACACCAGGTCGGAATGTGTACGCATGGTTGTCCAACATCTTCCCTCCCAACAACCCGGCGCAACCGAGGCAGATGAGGTCATACGTCATCGGATCTTTCATCTCCCGAGGCTGATCTGGGTTATCATAGAACGATCTCATAAACAGCTTCATTTGCTCTCCAGTTCAATCAACAGATCAATAAAGTGCTTCGCCTTCTTTAAATCCTCAATGCCGTTCTTGTTGCGCCAGCGGCTGATGTACTTGATGACGCAGCCTTCGATGTAGGGGATGCCGTTCTTGTGGATGTATTCGACCGGCTGGATAGCCATGCTCTTGTAATGCCCACCACCCACCTGAACGTCTAGTGCTTTTTCTGTCATGCGTTTTTCTCCTTGAGCAGGGCTTTTAGTTTGTCAGCGAAGGTCATTTGCGACGCCTTTCGGGTATTGTTTCGAGAATGGTTTTCGCCAGCTTTCTGAGCGTTTGCTGCCCAGTAAAAGTTACCGGCTCGTAATTACCGTCAACACCTGCCCACAGATAAGCATTGCGACCGTTGCCAACTAAAAGCAATTCGCCGTGATTACTGTCAGAACGAAGGCGCAATTTGTGGTATTCAAATTTAGGTTTGGCATACTTGGCCATCACTCCCTCTCTTTCTTTCTAGCGGCGTCGATGGCATCGTCAAGCTGTTGCATTTGTGCAATTTCCATTGTTGTCGTAGAACGATCTCATAAACAGCTTCATGTGTTTTTCTCCTTGAGTTTGGCTTCGATGGCGCAAGCCCATGTTTTAAGGTCTAGGCACAACGCATCTTTCCATACATCCCATAGTTCTTTGATATCCTCATCAGTCAGCCCAACCCATTCACGCGTCGGCAATAAACCGCCCTTCGCTGCCACGGTCTCGATGCCGCTTTTTATGTCTTGAGACTGTGCTGCGGGTGGATCGGTGTATAGAGGAAGAACTCGGTTCTTATCACTGAAGTCCGAAGGATTGTCGGTAACACACACAGACTTGCCATCCAGCGTGTAAACCATCCACGCCACCGGCTCCTGCTTCTCTGCCTGCTCGATGGCGGCGCGGAGGGCTGTGATGTATTCGCGCAATATCCAAGGCAGGTGATACCCCATAGCACCGTGTGAATCGTTTTTTATGGAGATGAAATCCTCCAACGCCTCCAGCGCCCGCTTCATGGCTTCAATGCTCATTTCTCTCCCCTCTCTTTAAAGGCGGCGTCGATGGCGGCGTTACACTGCGGCGACAACTCCGTAGCATATGTTTCGTGAATCCCGCCCAGCAGTATCCACAGTTTCTCTATCTCTTTACGCGCTGCGGTGAGTTCTTGTTCAAGCTGACGGGCAAGGTCTGCATGAACAACTTCCATTGTTCCGCTTTGCAATGGCGAAAGCATCAAAATCACTCGCTCGTCAGTCCTCGGTGCATCGCTCATTTCTCTCCCCTCTCTTTAAAGGCGGTAGTTATTGCTTGAATTGGATGCCGAAAATTATGGTCAAACCCATCCTGCCATATGATGTCGGCGCGATACTCGGCAAGAATATCCGTCACTATTGTGAGGCAAGCCTCACGCTCGGCTGCGGCGACAAGGGCGGCGAAGTGTTCAAGTCGAGATTGGTAAGGCTCTAGGCCTGCAACCCAAACGTCGGCTTCCATTGCCATGCGTATGATGTCATCTCTATTCATTTCTGATATCTCCTATTGGTAGGGGCGGCGGGAATCGAACCCGCAAGCCTGGCGGCGAGGGATTTTAAGTCCCTTGTGTTTACCAATTTCACCACGCCCCTAAACCTTACTTCTTAAGAAACTTCTGGAAGGTCTTTCGAATGTCAGTATCGTGCGAAGCTGTCGGACGGAACTTGCAGTTTCGATCCGTCACATCTATTCCACGTTCTTTAAGGTATTGCTTCGCGGATTCAAGTTTATCGGTATAGCTTTGAGAGTGCGTCATTTGAGATTTCCTCAAGTTTTGCTGCATGATCTGAATGGTCGTTTGTTTTTTCTTCCAAGACTCTAATAACATCTGCGGCCACCCTTAGTTCTTCGCACAGGTTTTTGATAACGTCCCTGAGTCTATCTGCGATGAGTTCGTGCTTTACCACGGTATGTCATCCTTCATCGCGCCTACGGTTCCGTTGTCTTTACTCGGGGCGTTTTCAGTCCGGCCCATGACTTCTTTGCCGATCTTCATACGGATAAACTTGTTTCCGTTACGGTCGGTCTTGTTATAAACGTCGAGGTAGTGAGTCTTGCCGTCCGGAAGGACTACTTTCCCTCGGAAGTCTGCGTGCCAGTCTTCCTTCTTCTCGTTGAGGAACGCGGAACCTTCGCCTGGTTTCATTTCGTATGCCATATATCACCTATGAGTCAATTGATAAAACATCTCGTCTACTTCATCGAGGAACTGGATTGCAGCTTGCTCAACCTCTTTTTTTTCTTCCTGCGTGGGCTTGTAAATCTTGTGAAACAGTTGCATTCCTCCTGGGAGTCTAGGATCGAACGCAACAAAATGAACGAAGTCTCGACCAGTACACAGACATTGAACAATCATCTGCGCTTTATAGTCTGAAGGAACTTCATCATTAAGTAAATACTCCAGCATCGTTTTTTCTGTCGGGCATTTGACTTCGATGAGACCTCCGTCTGAAGTCATGCCATCAGGAGAAGCTCCAAAGTTTTCAATAGTAGGATGATTGACAAACCCAACGTCTTGGATCAAAAGACCCGTGTGCTGCTCGAAAGCATCCTTCGCAATCGGCTCATGCTCAATGCCGTGTTGCATTGCATCATTTACATACTTGGGGACGATCCTGTTAGTCAGGCGCTCCAGCAGGATTTCCTTCTTCAGATCCCACCGTTTTGAGGAGTCCTCTGGCTTCTTGCCAGGCTTTGCTTTGAGGAATGACATAGCAGCAGACATACGGGAAGCCGTGAGCTTCCCTGTACGCTCTGAGTGCCATTCTCCGGTGTTCTGGAGCTGA